GGGCGCCGGCACAATTACCGGCGCCCCCGAGTTTACATCACCCGATTAGGTCGTGGTGAGGTCAGCCGCGAGGCCGTGCGCGGCCTCGGTGTTGACCTTCAAGCCCCACTCGACGAGGATCATGCGCTTCTCGGCGTCGCCGGTCTTCGCAAGTTGCACGGTCTGGAAGGGACGCAGGAAGGCAACGCTGGCGTACTCGGGGTCGAGCACGAAAGCATCACGCTCACGCATGAACCTGTTAGGCACGGTGGCCACGTTCCCGAAATCGCTCACATAAACGTCCGCTGAGGCGATTATGGTTGCAGGCTTGTTGCCAGTCACTTCGCGACGAATCTCCGCGATACCCGCGAAGCCCGAAACGCGCTGCTTGTTGACGGGGCCGACCATCAGAATCTTCGGCGTACCGCCAGCGGCCCACACCTTCTGAATCACGCTCTTGAGAATCGTCTCAGTAAACGTGCGCAGGTTGGCGTCGGTCGCGTCCGTGCGGGTCGCGTTCGGCTGCGTGGTGTACGACGGATCAGCGCCGCCCGTGCCCTTGTCCGTGTTGGACTTCAAGAAGGCAAGGAGCGAGCCCGTCTTACGGAGCGCCGTGCTCACGCCAGAGGAGCCGCCATCGGCCTTCTGGTTGCAGAGCATGATCGACTCCATGTCGCGCTTCAGTTCGGCAGAACGCTTGGCAAGCTGGTAGGCCAGCTCCGAGCGACGGCCAGCCTTGTCCACCGACTCGAGGGTGCCCGAGAGGATGAGCGTCTTGCGGCTGACCTGCGTGTAGTTGCCGATACGGGTCGTCGCGCTGGTCGAGTCGTAGGACGACACGTCGTCGCCTTCGATCTGCGCGTTGGTCGTAGAAGCGGCGGCGAGCGAGTCCGTCTGCCACTCAAAGTAGGTGTTCTTGACGTTCTCGCGGCCGATGTTCGACATGAACGGCGTCTCTTCCGGCGAGATGTTGTAGATCACATTCGAGAGCGACTCTCGGATACCTTTGGCGCCGAAGGTATCGAACGTATTAGCGGTCTGACTCATTGTCCATTACTCCAAGAATTGTTCAAACACGGCAGCAGCGTCGCGCTTGCTGCCACTATTTGCGAGTCTTGAAAAAGCGGCCTTCGATGCGACGACCTTGGACGACTGCGGCGTGGAGGCGGCTCCGGCCCTCATGGGCTTGGCCTTCTGGATGATCTGCGGACGCATCTGATCGCGTTTGCTCATCAGCTGGTCGAACATCATCGCCTTGCGCAGCGCCAGGACGGCCCGGGCGTCGTAGATGTCCGAAATCTCCTCGACCGTAAAGCCGAGTCTTTCGGTGGCATATTCGACGATCTTCGCCTTCTCGGCGCGCGCCTTGTCAGCGTCGCGCCACTCTGGCATGGCCTCCAAGAGCTTGCTGCGTTCGGACTCGAGGGTCTTCTCGGCCTCCGCTCTCTCTTCCGCCTGCTGCTGCTCCACCAGAGCCTGCTTCTGGGTCTGCACCCACGCCGCCTGCTCTTGCCTGGACCGCACTAGCTCGCGCTGTCTCACCCACTCGACCGGGTTCTCGGCGTAGAGCCTCTCCCAGTCAACCTCGGGCGGTTGCAGCGACTTGAGCGTGCCCTCCAGGGCTGCCAAGGTCTGCGCATACCGTTGCCGCTCTTCCCGCGCCGCCGCTGCTTCCTTCTCGGCCTGTTTCCGGGCCTCGGCGATCGCCTGCGTCTTGCGCGTGTAATCCGCGGTGCGGGAGTAGCCCTTCAGCAGCTCATCCAGCGGGACATCGACTTCTTCCCCGTCAACCCTGACGCGGAATGTCTGGCCCGGCTGGGGCGCCTCTTCGGCATCCTCCTCGCCTTCGGTCTGCTCGCCCTCGTCGGCGGACTCGCTTGCCGCTAACTCGGGCTCATCTTCCACCACGCCTTCCGTTTCGGGCTGCTCGTTTTCGCCTTCATCGGCGGCGAGCATCTGCTCGAAGACATCTTGCGTGGACTGTACGTTTCCCGGGGGTGTACCCGTGCCGGTAGTGCTCATGACCCCATTGTCACCGTCTACCAGAGATTTTGTCGATGTCTCGGTTGGCGATGGCGCCGTTGTCGATCACCACCCGCAGGTGACGCTGGATCTCGGCCAGGATGCCGACCGCGAGCCACAGACGCTCGCGCTCCTCTTGGTCGGCGGGCTTGCTCTGCCGCCAGGCTTCCATGTACCGGCGCTCGAGCTCGGCGAAGGCCTCGGCCATGATGGGGTTCTCGAGCAGCTCCTTGGCCTGCACCCCCTTGCCGGCGTCGATGTACGGGTTGCGCTCGCTCAAGCCAGCAGCCCGGTCTTGGGGCGGTTCTTCATGGCGCGCTTCAAGAGCTTGCCGCCCTTGTCGGCCTTGTTGAACTCCTTGGCGACCTTCATCGGCACGCCCACCTTCTTGGCAAACTCCTTGGAGTGCGCGGCGGCTGCCATGAGGCGAGCTTGTTTGGCGGACTTGCTAGGCATACATGCTCCCCTGATCTTGTTGTGACAGCAGCCCATCTTGGACCTGCTGCTGCTTGTTTTTCGCGAGCGGCGCCTTTCCTTGGATGAAGTCCTTCAGCGCCTTCTCTCTCGTGATTCCGCGCTTTTTTGCGGTGGCGGCGAGTCTTTCCTCGAGGACCTTCATGAAGGCAATAGGCGGAGACCCGAGCCCGGTGACCTCTCCGGCGCCGAGCCAGAGTGCAGCCTGGGCGGCCGCCGGCGATACCCCAAGGTCTTTCGCGAGTCTTTTGTTCAGCTCCTCGAATGCCTTGTAGTCTGTTTTGCTCGGCGCTTCCTTGAACCAGGTCGGCGGGATTGTCTCCCACTTCACCTTGTTGGTCTGTACAAACTCCCTTGGGTTGAAAGATTGAGCATCCCACGCGCCGTGCTTTTTTTCGTTCCACCACGAAGGCTTCGGGGTGCCCTTTGGGTCGGCCAGCCTGCTGTTTATGAACTCCGGGTCCTTGGATGCGATAGCAAACGCCCTGACGTTGTGCTTGTCCACCGTCGCATAGTCCCAGTTCCCCTTCAAGTTTTCGCCGAAGGTGAATCTCTTGGGGTTTTTTATCGGGTCAAGCTGGCCGCCGGCGAGTATTTCTGCGGCGTTCTTGAAGTGCAGGTTCTGGGCCTTGTGCCCATAGCCGGAGCCCTTCGGCGGCTTGACGGCGGGCTCGCCCCTTACCGCTTGCTGGTAGTAATAAGAGGCGATCTTTGCGTTTGCCGGGGTCTTTGCGCCGGCGCTGGTGGCCGCAACAAGGTCTATGTACTTCTCGTAGTTTTTCTGGCCGACATCTTCGCCAAATTCTTTGACAAACTCATCCCTGAGTGCGTCCGTGTTGTACCACCCGAGGCCCTCTTCGGTCATGCCTCGGCGCGCCCAGTTTAAAATCTGGTCATAGGCCTTTTGATTTTTTGCCAGCCGCTGCATATACCCGGGGGCGCCGCGCGGAGGCTCATACCTCGGAATCTCGACCTTTCTAGATGGCTGCGTGGTCAACCCCTCAAGGTTGAAGTATTGCTCATCCTTCGGGGGCTGCATTTCCGTCGGAAACGAGCTTCCGTCGGCGGCCATTGCCACCTGCCCGTCGTCTCCGCCTCGCCGCATACGAGAAAGGATGCTTCCAAACGGGATGAAGTTGCTCGCGGCAAGGGCCCCCGCAACGGGGTCTCTGTCACGGCGCGCGCGCTCCAGGTCGCGCAGCGCCATCGCCTGGCCGACGCCGGGCAGCGCCCCGAGGCCCATCTCGAGCACGGTGTCGCTCTCGGCCTGCGGGTCGAGAGACAGCAGCCCGCGCGCTTGGCGCTGCACGGCAGGGGCGGCTTGCGCGGTCTCTTGCAGCCGCTCCGACTCTGGGTCAAGCAGCCCGCGCGACGCAAACTGGTCGCGCAGGATCTCCCACCATGCCTTTCGTTCAGCCACCCTTCGTCCCTCGGTATCTCTCCAACAACCGCCGCCCCTTGGCGACGGCGCTGGCCTTGTCTCCACGGTGCCCCCACGCCTCGAGGCTCAGCTTGAGGCGCGTCTTGTCGCCCTGCTCGTCCACCAGAAGCCCGGGCATCGAGCCCATGCGCGTCAAGAATGAACCCTTGCGGCGCATCTCCTGCGGCGAGTCCGGCGCTCCCTTGACGGGCGCCTTCAGCGTGCCGCCGGTCTGCGCCTTGTACGACGCGCGCCCCTTGGCGTTCAATCCGCCGCGCGGGTTTTTCCCGGCGGCGCGTTGCCACGCCGGCGTCTTCACCCGCGTTTCTTCGCCGTCTTCTTCGAGGCCTTGAAGGCCGCGGCGGTCGGCGCGCCCTTGGCGCCAGGCTTGCGCATCTTCTCGCCGCTGCCGGCGGCGATCCGCGCGCGCTTGGCGTTTATGTTGGCATAGAGTCCGGGCTTCATGGCATGAACCTCTCGTGTTAAAAAATCGTCAGAAGTCTAACTCAAGCATCTCCCGGCTGCTGCGGGCGAACGGGGAAAACCTCGGCGCTATGTTGAGCGGGATGTACTGCTCTGGCTCCATGTAGGACGGAGCAAACGGAATGTACGGCGCTGGCTCCATGTAGGACGGAGCGGGTGGAATGTACGGCGCTGGCGCATACGCCGGAGCCGACTGCACCGGCGTGTCCTGCATCTGCACCGGCATGATGGAATCAACATCTGTACCCATGTACGGCTGCGGCATCACAGCTGGGCGCATCATCAAATCGGGCTGCGGCATACCAATTAAATCGTTAATGCGCTTATTTCTTTGTGCATCGGTTTCGTTGGCATACGGGTTGACATTGCTGTAAGGCAGCGTAGTTGGTTGAGTTGAGGTAAACGACGAGAACAAACTGCCGCCCGTGGTGGGCTGTGCCGCGCCCATCTCGATGCGCTGCCCGCCGCCGCCCGGCTGGAAAGCGCCGCCGCCAATCGGCATCGGCTGAATCCGCGCGCGTGTGTCCTCGACCGGCATCGGCTGCGGCAGCGGCGTATTCTCCGGCTGGAAGAGGTCCTCGAACATCTGCCGCCGTCGGCGCATCCGGCCGCCCATCCCGCCGCCACGGCGACCACCGCCGCCGAAGCCGAATCCGCCGCCATACCCGCCGCCAAAAAAGGAGGTCGCCGCGAACGGGTCGAAGGCAGGACCGCCATAGTACTGCTGCGAGAAGTAGCGGGAGAATGCGTCGTTGATGGTCGGCTCGTAGGCCGGCGCGCGCATCCCGCCGCCGTAGCCGCCAAAGCCGCCGCCGCCGCCCATGTCATAGCCGCCGAATTGCGTGCCGTAGCCGCCGCCGCCGAACGGGTTGAAGCCGCCCATGCCGCCGCCATAGCCACCCATTCCGCCGCCATAGCCGCCGCCGCCGAACGGGTCGTAGCCGCCATAGGACGGCTCAATCCTCTGCGGGGGCGAGTAGCCGCCGCTGTAGCCGCCGTAGCCCATCGGCGAGGCCTGCTGTCTCTGCCCCATGAATGCGCTGCTCATATTAGACGGCCTCCGCGCCGCTGATGTATACCGTTATGTGGTTAGCGTCGCTGCCCTTCACCTGGATCGTGTCCCCGGCGTTCATTATCTGCAGCCCGGTCCACCTGTGCGTGGTGTTGGCGTTCATCTGAAACTCGCTAAATATCTCGAACGCTACGCCTGCGGTCTGGCCGGTTGGCACAATCGCCACAAACGCCTTGCTGTTGCCTGAGTGCGCGTTGCACAGGTTGATGTCCTTGATGTACGCGCGCTTGTCCGCCGGGCAGGTGTACACGGTCGCGTAACTGGTCGTCAGTTGCGCGCGCCCGAGGCGCAGGCCCACGATGTCTTGGAAGTTCGCCATCAGTTCACCGAGATCCAATGCAAAACATTCAAGCTATGAATAGCCGGCAAGATTTCGCGGTTCACATTGTCGATCTGCGTGAAGTACAGCCGGTTCTGGTTCTGGAATTGGTTGATGTACTGCGGCGCGTAACCCTGCGGCGCAGGGTTTGGGACGGGCGCAGAAAACGGGTTCAGCTCCTTCACTACGCCCACCCTCTTGCCGGATTAGTAGGCACATTGATTGCTATTTTGTTAAGCATATTAGCATCAAAATTGCTTGCATCTATGACACGCAAATTAGCATGAAAACCGTCTAGCAGTTTCATTTCCGGCACTTCGCCCTCATTCCCTCGCAGCATCTTGCCGGTCGGCGCGTAGATCGCGCCTATGACATCGAGCGCGTACCTGTGGCCGTCTGTGACATGCCAGCCGCCCTCGCCTTGGGTCACGACCCCTGCCGCCTCTAGTGCGCTGTAGAGGGCTGCGGCGGTGGTTGCGCGGAGGTAGTAGTCGCTCATGCCGTGAGTGCCTGCAAGGTGGTGTTGGCGAGGCGGACGGGGTAGTAGGCGATGCGGCGGATGGTGCCGTTTACATTGTTTGCGCCCGTTGACCGCGACCCAATGTTAAGTTGCGTTAAACCTGCCGGAATTGTGGCGCTTGTGTCTTGTGTCCCCAATGAACCATTCACGCTTTGCTGGATGCTATTCAATATATACGCTCCAGCCGCTTTTCTGACAGACCCTAGCGTAACGGACACACCCGGAGAGGCTACTGCTGTTCCACTATCAGATACAACAAATTGGCTAATGGTTCCAAGTGATGAAGTTGATTGTCTAATGTAATTAGTAAGCGAATTGCTATTTATGTCTGCAAAAACATACGCAACAGCAAAATCTGGCGTATTTGCTTCCACATACAAAGTCCCCTCCACCGCGTTATACCAATCCGAAAAATTAGTCCCCGTCATGCTCGCTGCATCTGCGTTGCGCGTGAGGGCGGTGGTGGTGGTGGGGATGACCGAAGTGGCAAATGCGCCGAGTTCTAGTTGGGGCAGGCCGATGCGGAGGGTGATGTCAACAGCCACTCCGTTTGTAAATGTCCATTGAATTCGGTTTGTTAGCCTAGCAGTGCCAGCATCAGTCAATGTTCTGGTTAAGATACTGCGTTGCGTTTTTAATGCTGCTGTGGTTGGGGCAGAAATGGTAACAGTAACCGTATTTAATGCGACCCCTGCGGCGTCTCGTTCTTGCCAAATTTGAGAAAACGCTGATAAACCCGTAGTAGACCCACCCACAATTCTTAAATAATAACTTGCAGTCCAAGTTTGCCCTGCCGCAGCAACAATACCAGTAGTTGTCTCCGGGCGAATTTGCGGTGATGCACTGCCGCTTCCCGTGCCGAAATACCGCACATCTATATATGTGATTCCATCTTCTACGCCTGTTCCAACAATTTCTGTTGTGATGCCAGAAGGGCTAACAGTAATATCCCAATTTGTCGGGTTAGTCCCCGGCGTACCCGCCACTGCACCCACCATCGTGTTGTTGCGGATGGAATTGGTGCGCTGCTCCTCAATGAGCAAGCCCTGCGGTGCAAGCGTCGTGGGGTTGTAGTCGAAACGAGCCTCGCCAGATGCCGCCGTAGACAGTACGCCAGACGAGTTGAAATAGGTTGCCGTGGTTGCGCGGGTGAAGCTGATGCGGGAGTCGAGCGTGTTGGACGCCGTGAAGTCGAGATTAAGCGAAGCCGCAGACGGCCCGTAAGGGTTGCGCAGGTTAGCGCCTAGCCTGTTGAGCGATCCTTGGCTGTTAAGCATTAGTTTGTCTCCGTCACGTACAGCGTGCCGTCGGCGCTGCGCCGCACCGCAGAGATTTTATCCTGCGGGTTGACGCGGATATACTCAACCGTGCCCGCAGGCAGGTACGCGCTGCTCGTCGTGGCGGTCGGGTTTGCGCCGGTGGAGATAAAACAGTCGGTGGTCGCCACCACGCGCACCACGCTGGTTTGCGCGTTGAATGCGTTGGAGGCCGCCGCCGTGCCCGTGTAGGCGACGGCCTGCGAGGCGCCCAGCCCCACCGCGTCCAAGTACTGGCCGTTAAGGTCTTCAGCTTTGATCGTCATCTATCTGCCCTCGAAAGTTAAACACCAGGGAACTGCGGCGGCATGGCCGCCGACTCAACAGAAACAGGCGGCTGCATCTGCATCGGCGGGAACGGCTCCGGCGGCAGAATCTCAGGGATCACCGGGCGCTGCACGCTCGGGCTCGCCACGCGCGGCTCGGCCATCATCGCCCTGATGCTCTCAACATCCACCGCCGTGCCGCTCTTCAGCTGGATCTCGTAGGCGCGCAGCATCATCTCGGCCTCCTGCTTGTCGCGCGCGCGGTCATCCTCGAGCAGCATCTGCTGGCGCTTGAGCTCCAGCTCCGCCTGCTTGTTCTGGATGTCCGCCATAATCTTCTGGCGCTCCACCTCGGCCAAGATCATCGCCGGGTCAGGCGGCGGGGGCGGCGGGGGCGGCTGCGGCGGCATCAGCGACGGGTTCGAGAAGAACTCGTCGGCGTTCTTGTATCCAGATGCCTGCACCAGACGCGCGAGCGTGTTCCGGTACTGCTGCGGCGTCACCAGCTGGTTCTGCGGCCCCATCGTCTGCAGGATCTGCTCCTGCTTCTGGGCGATGGCGGTCAGCACAGAGACCTGCTGCTCCTCGGTGCCGCCGCCGAGGGCGACATCAATCTCGACGTCCATGTCGGCGTTCCAAGACCGCGGGTCAATCGGCACCCATTGATTGCGAAGGCGCACCACCCGCGCTCGGTCCTGATTTTCTACGACGAGCTTGAGAATGCCCTTGAACAGGGCGCGCATCCCGGTTTCGGAGAAGATCCGGGCGATCAGCTCAAGGTGCTGCTGCGCTGCGCTTACCGTCGCGGCGACCGCCGCGCGGGTGGTGCTCTGTAGTGCGTCGGCGTCAAGGCCCATCGAGGCCTTGCTCATGCCGGTGCGGGTCTCGCGTACCTCGTCGAGGTAGCCCAGCATCGGGAAGGCGGCCTGGCCGACGAACGGCACGGCGAACGGCTGGACCGCGCCGGCTTGGCGCATACGGATGACGCCGCCCACCTCGGTGTTAAGCACGTCGTCCATGTTGACCTGCCCCTCGACCACGCCCACCCGCGGGTGGATGGCGAGCGACAGAGAGTCGAGCATGTTGCGCATGATCGCCGACTTGATCTTCTGCAGGTCGGCGGTCATGTCGAACATGGAGAGCCCGATAAGCGCGTGCGGCTCCGGGTCCGGGCAGAAGAGCGCGAACGGCGAGTGCGAGCACGGCTCGTTCATCACCATCTTGTAACTCGGGCCGATGGTGCAAATCTTGCGCAGCTCCGAGATGCCGTCCTTGTCGTAGTCGACCCGGATGTAGGCCTCGCAGTAGAGCACGCGCTTGTCGTCTTGCGTGCCGCCCGGGCCATAGGACTGGGCGTAGGGGTTGCGCGCCAGGTACTCGTCGTTCGTGTCGAGCTCGTAGACGCCCATCTGCGCCTCGACCTCATCCTTGTCGTAGCCGAGCGCCACGAGGTCAGAGACGCGCATCATCCGCCGGTGCGCGACCAGGGTCGCGTCCTCGACGGAGCGCGCGCGTCGGTCGATCAGGAACTCCTCGGGCGGGATCGCCTCGATGCGCACCCGGCCGTTCTTGGTCTCGCGCTTGAGCTCGACCGAGTAGATCTGCGGCGCCGGCGGCGGCAGGCCCGTCATCGGGTCCACCACCGGCGCGCCCGTCATCGGGTCCACCGGCGGTTGGTACGACGGGTCGTCCATCGCCGAGATGGCGCTCCCCACGACATCCGGCTCCGAGAGCAGCACCGTCAGCGCCGAGTCATCGAGCCCGGTGAAGTACTCGGTCTTGACCTCGACCCTCTCCTCCCAAACGTACTTGGCGACGCCGAGCGCGCCGCGCAGGGCGTCCTTGAAGACCGAGTAGCAGATCAGGAAGCCGTTGTTGTCGTTCTGGAAGATGTGGTTGATGTAGTCGGTCGCCTGCTCGGCGGACGCCACGTCTTCCGGGTTGCGCGGCGCAAACTGGACAATCTTCTTTGAGCCAAAAAAGACCTTCATCAGCGACGGCATGATGCCGTTAACGGTGTCGCGCACGTCGGTCGAGACGACCTGCGATCGCCCCTCCTCCTCGTTGCCGAAGGGCTCGCCGCGGTAGTATTGGATGGCGCGCGCGCGGACCGGGGAGAGCTCCGCGTCGATAAACGAGGTGGCATCCGTCAGCTCGCCGCCGACCAGCGCCTCGAGGTCGGCGTCGTCCATGGTCTCCACGAAACCAAGGGACTGCTCGCTCTGCTCGATCAGGGACCCGTCTGCTCTATACATGAAATCGCCACCCGTGCCGATTTTGGTCTATCCCCATTGTCAGCCCAAAAGGGCGCCAAGCTCGGCGACCGTTAGCCGCACGAGCCACGCCTCGCGGTCCTTCACCCCGAACGAGAGCACGAACCCGCCGCCGTGCTCGGCGAGGCCGGCGCAAAATTCGACCTGCGCGCCGCGGAAGTAAAACTCCCGCCCGGCGTGCGCCGGCATCAGCTTGTCGTCGTAGCGCACCAGCCGGTGCGCGTAGTACACCCGCCCGCGCTCCTTGCGCCGCTGGTGTACCACCCCGACCCAGGCGTCGCCGTGGCGGATGATCTGCGAGCCGCCGGACCAGCCGGCCAATCCCGGGAACGACTCAAAACAAAGCTTCTCCCGCGCCGGCATCAGCTGGTACGACTCTGCCGGGTGGTGCGAGTACACGAACGAGAGCCGGTCGCCGTCGGCGCGCGGCATCCAGTTTTTCTCCATCTCCCGAGTGTGCGGGCTGTGCAGGAACTCAAGCTCCTCGACCCGCGTGCCACCCTCGTCCAACGTGCACAGCGCCATCGTCGTGCGCACCCGGGGGCCGTGGTACAGCCCCGAGGCCGTAAAGCGCCACCGGCCACGGAACCAAAAGAGCCGCGCGTCCTCTAAGCCGTCCCGGCACGGCAGCCGCGACGCCCGCTGCGAGGCGTCGTCCACGCGCTCGACCCGCGCCAGCGACAAGTCATCGCCAAGGTCGGAGATGTAGTTGACCGTATCCGGCCCCGGGTCGTCCCTGAACCAGATCCCGTCCGTCTCGCCGAGCTCGTAGTTCACGGCGCGGATGAGGCACCGCAGCTCCCCGCCCGGGCCAACGGCCACCGACGGGTTGCACGGCAACATCGGCGCGCACGGCACCTCGAGGCGCACGAAGCGCCCCGCCGGCAGCCGGTCGCTGAGTATCAGGCCGCCTTCTTGTCCAAAGGAGGCCGCGGCGCACCCTTCCCGCCACCCTTCGGCGGCTCCGGGGGCTGCGGCTTCTCGGGGGACTTCTTGTCGAGCCGGCGCTGGAACCGCGCCACGTCGCTTGGCTTTAGCATTCACGAATACCTCACATGTGGATGGTCGAGGGCATCGGCACCGCAAGGTCTTGCGTTGCCTGGGAGACCAATGGCGGGACCGCGGTCAGCACCCGCAGGTGCGGCAGCGCGTGCCACTCGAGCAGGATATCCACGGGCGTGTTCGCGGGCTTGGTGTACATCTGCAGCGTCGGGATCGCGCGTCGGCGGTGCCAGATGGCGGCCGTGCACAGCGGGTACTTGATCTCCCACAGGCTCGCCGATTCCTTCTTGCCCGGCTTGTCGGTGGTGCAGCACGAGTTCAAGTACACCAGGTCGCACCACTCGGGCACCTCGGCGCGCATCTGCGCCCAGCGCTCGGCAAAGTTATCCGGCAGGATGAAATCATCCTCGAAGATCACAAACTCCTCGTGCCCCTCGCGCCACGCAATCTGCCAGGCGATGTGCCACGACAAGACCAGGCACGTCGCGCCGCGGGTCACGAAATAGTCCGAGTGCATCGGAATCTCGGACTTCACCTGCATCGTCTTGCCGAAGATGCCGTAGATGAAATCCAACTCGATGCCAGCCTTCGCGGCCTGCGCGCGGGCGTGCTCGGTGCGCTCCGGGGTCTCGGAGAGCGTGATGCAGTAATACTTCACGCGATGCCCTCCACGCCGCGGTCCTTGCCAAATGCGAACTTGCCCGAGCGGCGCACGACAGAGCGGTGCAGGAAGTGCGCGTCGCAGAACTCGTCCACCGCGCGCGTCACGCCGGGCCACGCCTGGTAGTCATCGCCGAACAGAATCCCACCCTGCCGCAAGAGCGGCCAATAGTTTGCAAGGTCCGTCTTGCAATCCTCATAGTCGTGCGAGCCGTCGATGTAAATCACATCCGCCACAATATTTTTTTCGGCCACCACCCGCGCCGCAATCGTCGCCGGCAGGGGGAGGGGGGTCACGCGCTCGGTCAGCTCAAGGTGCACCATGTTCGACAGGAACAGCTCGTGCAGCCGAGGGTAGCCCGCGTGCAGCCGCAGCGCCTCGTGCAGCCAGCGATTGTCGCCGTCGTGGCGCGCATAATTCTCGTGCGACCCGAGCCAAGTGTCGATGCACAATAGGCGCGCGTCTAGCCCCAGGCGCTTGCAGATCGCCATCATGTTCGCCGCCGAGCGCCCCTTCCACGAGCCCACCTCGATGATGGTCGTGGGGCGCACCGCCGCCAAGACCTGCTCAAACATCGGGTCATCCGACCCCCAGCCCTGCAGGTCGTGCTCGACTATCTTCGCGCCCGAGTACGGGTCCACCAAAAAGAAATCCCGCCAGTTCATACCACCCCCCGGATCTGCCGCTTGACCGCCTTCTGCCAGGTCGGCGCGTACACGCCGCCGCCCGTCGCCGCCTCCGACGCAAAGGTCAGCACGAAGGCATCCGCCACATCAGGCGACGCTAGCCCCCTGCGCTTCATGTCGTCCTTTCCCTCGAGGCGCAGCTTCCCGTTCGACATGAACGAGTAGCGCGGCGAGGATAGCTCATTCACTAGCCGCTCGTCTCGCGGCAGCTTGCAGTCGCGCGCCTCGAGCCACGCCTTCGCCTTACCCCACAACTCCGCGCGCAGGTTCATGTACTGCCCCTTAAAGGCCGGCGACTCGCCGACGTTGATCCCGCGCGCCGGCAGCTTCAGCTCCCGCAGCCGGTCCACCACGCCCGCGCCAAGGCCGATGCTGTCCACCAGAATCTCGACCGGGCGGTCGCGGTGGTCGGTGCTCTCCCACTCGTGCATCACCGCCCCCGTCAGCGCCATCAGGTCGAGGCCCTTCCAAGTCTTCACCGGCGCCACGACCACATTCGCCTGGCGCTTGCAGAGCGCCGAGGAGTCCGCGCCGAAGCGCGCCACGTCGAGCCCCCAGAGCACCGGCGCGCTAGGGTTCTGCACCACGTCCCGGTCCACCGCCGACTGGGCCAACTCCAGCCCGATCAGCGTGTCATCGTCCGCCACCGGGAACTCGCCAAGCACGCGCACCCGGTAGGCGTTGCTGCCCTCGCCGTACCGGCTCGACATCTCGGCGACGTACTCGGGCGACACCCGGGGCGAGTCGAGGCAGCTCACGTGCAGGTTCCGCCACTCGCCGGCCAGGCGGTGGAAGGTGTCGTAGAAATACCCCTGCGTCCGGGTGGGGTTGCCCAAGAGCAGCGTCGTGGCGTTGTGGCCGGACATCGAGCCGCCCGCCGACTCGAAGACGGCCTCCGATACGCCCGGGGCTTCGTCCACGACCAGCAGCACATACTCGGCGTGGATGCCCTGCAGGGCGTCCGGCTGCTCCGCGCGGCTGGTGCGCGCCGAGATGAAGGCCTCCTCCGGGCTCGCCTTCAGCTCGATGCGGTCGGACTTGATCTCGAGCAGCTCAGCCACCGCCGGCGGCAGTAGCTTGGCCCAGCGGCGGCACTCGCCGAAGAGGGCGTCGAAGAGCTGGCTGGCCGTGGGGGCGGTGACGACCACCTTGACGGGCACGCGGGTGAGCATGAACCAGAGCATGGCCCAAGAGGCCACGGTGGACTTGCCCGTGCCGTGGCCGGAGCGGACGCTGATCTTGCGCTCACCGGCCGCCAGAAGCTCTAGGAGGCTGCGTTGCCACGGGTCGGGGGTGACGCCTAGGACCTCCTCCACGAAGGCCACAGGGGCGGCGTGGTAGCGCTTGACGAAGGCAAAGTACGGGTTTTCAGAATTTTTCATGGGGTCCGTGTGGGGTTACGCAAGCGCCGACCCCCCGCCGGGGGCGCCCTGCCGGGGGGGGGTCGCGGGCAAGGGGGAGTTATCCACAGGTTATCAACAGGTTATCCACAGGATATCCACAGAGTTACCCACAGAAAGGGGGGAATGACCGCAGGGTGGTCACAATCGCCCCGATTTAACATAATGGGTGTTATACGCACTACGCGCCGCAACCCCTTGCGAATCAAGCACTTGCGCCGTGCGCGCACTTGCACATCGGCGCGCAGGTGCGCTCGACCGCGCGCAGATCGTCAGGCCGTGAGTTATCCACAGGTTATCCACAGAGTTATCCACAGGCCGGTTCAATGAGTCACGCGCGCGGGACCGTCGGCTTCGGTGTGTCATTCGTCAGCTTTTCAGGCTCTTGCACGCTCACGGTCCGCATCAGGTCGCGCACCGCAGCAAGGTGCAACGCCGTCGTGTCGGTGATGCGGACATCGCTCTGGATCTTGTTTCCCCACCGCTTCGGGTCCATCCGTTCGGCCAGCCATTGCCTCGCACCCATCGCAACCTTCGCGGCGTTCGGGTCGATCTGTTCCTGCTCCACCTGGTCAGCCAGCGCCTCGATGCGTTCAGCGTTCGCCAGGGCACGCGCAGTCCGCACTAGCTCGAACTTCTCATGCCTCGCAGGATCGGACTGAATCGTCTCCCATAGCAACTGGTATGGGATCTCGCTGCCCTTCACGAACGAAGACAGGCTGTTGCCCTCGGCAAGATGAATCCAGAGCTGGTCCCAGAAGGCCGGCGATTCCATGACCGTAAGCGCCTTCTCCCGCCTCGCCCGCTTGATTGGTGTCCCTGCCATCAGTCCCTCGTATGCACGAACGTGCTCACATCCTCAAGGTCCATGTCGTACCCATCGACCGCCACCACATCGAAGTTGCTGTACCGTCGCCGCGTCTGCTCTGGCCTCATCTGCCGCGTCGCTCGAGGAGCCGGACGGTTGCGTATCTCTTCAGCGTAGACCCTGCGCCAGAGCTTCTCTGAGGTCGTGAACCTATGGCCGCAGGTCAGGCACTCCCGCCGACGCCGCGCCTCGGTCGGGAACTGGTAGACCTTCACGACCTCGCTCGGCTTGGAGCACTTCGGGCATTTCATCGTTCGGGCAGCTGCGGCTTGACAAGCTTCAGCCAGTCATCAAGACGCTGGATGACCAAGAACTCGCGCTTATCGCCCCGGCACACAACCGCCGGGATCTCGTAGGGCGCACACGCAGCGGTAGCCTGGTCGACCCACTCGTAGACCGCGATGGACTTCCTGCGCTTGACCTCGAGCACCCACCGAGCGAGCCGGATATCAGCGCCGCCGTCTCTGGCCTGCCCCAGTATTCGATTGGTCTGCCACCCGGTCGATTCGGTAATGATCTTGCACACCTCTCGCTCGGTCTCGGCGCCCCGTTGTCGTTGTCGCAGTCCCATTTCAACCGTCCGCGGTCATGTAATGCGCTGGATGATACTCCGACCTTTTCCTTGCACGCCAATAATCTGGCCGCCTCGCCTCATCGACCGCATCCATCACGATGGCCGTGACCGCGTTCTGCTCGATGACTGCTCGAGCGGCGATCGCCAGCTCGTCGAGGGTGTGCCCAGACTTCCTCGCCGCGAGCCGATGGTGCCGGTGAGGCAAACCGCCCGTATTCTCGGTCAAGCAGATCGGGCAGAGCTTAACGGCCCTTTTCATTTGCCACCTTCCAGAGCAGGTTGATGCTAGGCGGCTTCTCGCCTCTCGCGTTCTCGGCGAGCTCTGCCGCCTCGGCGAAGGTTGAGGTCATCCCGAGCCACCTTGGAATCACCCGCCCGTCAACTCCCATCCGCCAGACGACATACTCAACCTTGTCGCCCACCCGCTGCCCCCGGATACAGAACCGGCCATCTGTTGACACCTTGTCCCAGAAGTCGTCGTCGATCCACTCGAGCGGCCCCTTGTGGTCTAGGTCAATCTGCTGCTGGCTCATACCGGCCACCTCGGGTCGGTGCCGACCTCGCCCTTGGCGTCCTGGTAATGGACGACCTTGGCGTTGAACATCGACTGCATGGCCTTGGCAATCTGGAACCCTTCCTGCCCCAGACCCTCAACCATCCGCCTTGCTAGTGGCGTGTTTGCACTATGTTGCTCTAATGCAACACTACGCAACGGACTTGTCTTGTACCTCATGCTTCCTCCGTGTCTGAACCAATGTCCGAAGTCATGTCCGAATGTCCGAGTCCTAAGGACTCTCGGACATTTTCGGACATCTTGACCGTCCGAAACTGTCCGAATTTGACGCTTTCGGACATTTTCGGACATCACTCATTTGAAAGCCTCGAGCCGCCCACCGTGGCCGTCAGGAAGGGCGACATGAGGAGCTTTTCGACCGCATCGTGGACAGACTGCCGGCTGATGCCGCACTCCCTCCCGATCTGGCGCAGCTCCTCGACGGTCCAAACGAGGGCCGTCTCGCTCCGCTTCTGGCGCTCCCTGAGGGCGAGCAGGACGGTCCGCTGCGCCTTACCTTGTGGCGCCTGCGCGCTGATCGGGCGCTCCCCCTGCGCCACGCTCTGGCGCATGATGAGGCTGGTCAGCCGCTCGCCGTACCGGTCG